CGAAGTCCTGCCCGAAGACCGCTCCATCGTTCATCTCGACGTGGCCATCTGGCTTGGCAAGCTGCACCTTCGCCGCAGCGGTGTCGAGCAATGCCGACTTGCGCCCGAAGGTCTGACGCTGGCTCAACAGGTGCAGCGATTTGCTGCGGCGCTTGTTGATCTCGTCCTGAAGCGGGATCAGGCCCTCGACGTGGCCGTAGCGGTTGTTCTCGCGATCGGCATAAGCAGCGCGCAGATGCAGCGACGAGCACGAGCGGCCGAACTTGTCCTTGTAGGGAGAGACGACAGGAGGTTCCAGGAAGCCGCACTTGGTGTAGGTCGCCACGTACCATTCGCCGGCTTCTTCATAGTGCATCTGCACCACACGGACGCGCTTGCGCTTGCTGTCGCACCAGATGCCGTACTTGGGGCGGTCGTCGTAGGTTTCCGAGCCCGAGGTGGACAGAGTGTCGTTGATCGAATCAACGTAGTCCGGCCACTTGGCCCGGGCGTCGTCACCGTCCATCCAGAGCACGATGCCCTTGTACTTCACGTCCTTGAAGTCGAGCCGGCGCGAGTGGATGTCGTAGACGATCCGATCCCATGGGATGCGGTTGACCTTCACCATCAGATCGCCATCAGGCATTTTCTCGACGGTCACATCGGCGCCGCCGTAGCCCTCTACCAGGATGTCGTTGTAGACCTCGGAGCGCAAGCCGTTGAACTTGTTCTGGTCTGCGACATAGCGCAGGCTGTCTGTTGCGGCTTCGCTGGCCTGCTCGTCGTCAGGGTTGCGCGGGAACGCCTTCGGATCTGTGCGTGAGCGCCGCTCGATGCCGCACAGTGTGTCCACCTTGCGCTGGATGTAGTTGACGTAGATCGGAGGCTGGCCGCGCTTCTTCAGGACAGCAATCTCTTCTGCCGTGAGCTGTTGATTATCGTAATAATTACGGCAACGCTCGGACCTCTCCCTTGCCTCGCGGCCCCCGTCTTCGGCCTCTTCAAAGTAGGCGACGAGCTTTCGCAGATGATCTTCTTCATCAATTCCACCATCCCTGCTGCCATAGGGTTCGACGGGCAAGGCGTCTTGCTTCCCAATGGGCGCGCCCGACATGGCGGCGAGCTTATTTGCGGGCATGGTTCACGAACTCCCCATGGAGCATCTCAGCGGCCAATTCACGGAACTCTCTCGCCAATTCAGGCCTGGCGAACGTGCCCAAGTTGCATTTCTTGTAGCCGCGCAGGATGTAGGCCTTCCACTTGTCACGGCCTGGCACCTTGTAGACACCCTTGATGCCTGAAGCGCTGTCCACGCGCAACTTGCGGTTGTGCTGGTTCTGGGTGCACGTCGCAATGCGCAGATTGGAGCGGCTGTTGTTGAGGCGATCCCCGTCCTTGTGATCGACCAGTTTCCCGTCGCCTGGGACGAGTCCTAGAAGCTCACGATGCATGTAAACAATCCGTCCTTGGACACGGCGCACGGCGTAGCCATATGCGCTCACACACCACTTCTGGCCGGCCATGGCCGCCTCATCTGCAGCGTCCAAGATGATCGTTTGCCCCTTAGAGGTTTTCATGCTGTTTTCCAGGTTTCTTCCCCGTCATCCTTGTTGAATGCCGCATCCCAGCGGTCAATGTGTCGTTTCTGCGCTTGCGGCGGCAGCACGGCCGGGTGGGCGTCTGCGATGGCCCTGCCAATCAGTGACGCTGCATCAACCTCGTCATCGTTCTTGCCCGCTGGGAACTTGAGGTACTGATCGATCACATCGTCACCCTCTGGCCCCTCTGGAATCCATACGCGGCCCATGGAGGCCATGCCCTGGAATGACTGAGCCTTTGCCGCTTTGTCGCTCCCGTGAGGCGAGATGGGCTCGATGCGGGCGAACTGCTGCTGCTCGCGCATCATTCGAGTGATGAAGCCAGCGGCAGACTTCCAGTTGTTGTCGTCCTCAGGGAACCAGGCGATCGGCCGGTGCCTCTGCAGCAGTCCAACCTTCTTCTCAATCTTGTTGCCCACGATCCTGTCAGCCATCTTGTCCATGGTGGCCTGCTCTCTGAAGCCATCGAGCATGTACAGATCGCCCAGCGGGTCTACACCCCATATACGGACACACGAGAAATCACTGTCAGCCTCACCGGCCGGCGCGTGATCGCTCGTCATGTACTTGTTCAGGTACTTGGGCTCTTCACCCTTGCGATACCTGCGGAACCATTCCCGCTTGAAGAACGTGCCGTCCTGCGGGCTGGGCTTCTGTTGATACAGGCTCGACCAGGTGCGCGGGTTCGACTTGAACGGCGCCCAGTGCTCCAGGTTGAACCACTCGGGCCACAGCGTCTCGCCTACCTTGCGGCCTAGCGGGTCATCTGCTCGGTCCGCGATGGCGGGAAGGCAGATCACCTTCCACTTACGCCCGTCGCGCCCATCGAACATCCCCGACTCACCATCCCAGCCCACCGGCAAGATCCGGCCTGCTGGGTCGTCTTCATGCCAGCGCGTCAGGATCATCACCTGAGGCGCCCCCGGGATCAGCCGAGAGCAAAAGTCATCGATGTACGCGTCCCAGGTCTTGTTGCGGATCGTCTCGGACTCCGCGGCCTCGCGCCCCTTGATCGGGTCGTCAATGATGCCCAGCGCACCACGGTTCCCCGTCAGGCCGGACAGCAAGCCGCCAGCCATGAACTCGCTACCGTTGGTCAGCGCCCATTGGTGCGCCGCCTTCTGGTCGCTCATCAGCCCGATTTCCATCAGGTTGTTGAACGACCGCGAATTGATCAACTGCCGGGCTCTGCGCCCCTGCTTCTCGGCAATCTCGCTGGCATAGCTCGCCAGGATCACGTTACGACGCGCGTTGCGAGCCATGAACCACGGAATGAACACCACATCGCTGTAGGTGCTCTTCGCCGAGCCCGGGGGCATCAACACCATCAGGTTCGGGATCGAGCCGTTCTCGATGCCTTGCAAGTCATCCAGCAGCAGCTTGTGATGGGCTGCCAGCTTGTTCAGCTTCATCACGCTGAACGAATCCTCGTCCGCCTCGTCGCTCAGCGGCACAGTGGGGATGTCCACCATGCATGAGAAGTCCGCTAGGCTCCTGCGCGCAAGCTCTCTGCGAGCCGCGAAGATGTCAGTCGGGCTGAACTGCAATGCTGGCGAGCGCACGGAGTTGCTCATTCGTCAACCCGGAAACGTCAATCGTCGTCTTGGTCTGCACCGGGCCGCCGTCAGGGCCGCCCATCTCCACAGCCTTCAAATCACGCCATTCACCCGCCTTGCGGTTCTTCAGCCAGAAGATCGCGGCCGTAGTGTCAGGCGGGTAGTACTTGCGGATTGGCGTCTTCACGATGGCGTTTGCCACCACTCGAATGTCCACCTCGTCGTGCTCGTAACCAGTTGCTCGGGCGAACAAACTTCGCTCCACACGACTGTCAGCCTCGGACTTACCTGCCTTTAAGGACTGACAAAATGCCTCGTTGTCGCCTTTCCAGCGGTACAGCGTGCGCACCTCCACCCCGAAGAAGTCAGCCACCTCTATATCGGTTGCCCCGAGCTTGCATAGCTTTTCTGCTTGCTCGATGAACTCTGGCTTGAACTTGCTCGGTCGGCCCGCGGCCATGATGGTTCCTGAAATAAGAAAACCCGCCGATCTCGCGAAGGGCGGGCTAAGTGGCAACTAACTTGCCAAGGAGTGTTAGGTCAGCCGGTCGATCACATCGAGCAGCTTCTTGTTCGCAACCAGCATCGTCTCGATGTTCGATTGCTGCACCTCGACCAACTCCATCAGGGAGCCGATGAGGCGGGTTACCTCTAGAGGAAGTGCGTCGAACTCCTTCTGCAGACTGTTCATGTCTGCGATGAAGGAGGATGGGTGCATCGTTCTTCCTGAATAGGTGCGGGCGCGGTCCAGAGCATTTAGCTGTGGGTGGCGGACCGGCCCGACTTAAACGAAAAAGCCGCCCGGCATTGCTGCGAGGCGGCTTGTGTGAGTGTTCGTGGCCCGTCTTCTCGGAGGGCTATGTGAGCTTTACCGGCAACGCCGCCTCCGAAGTGGACGGGCTTGCTCTATGCGTCTACGCTCACAAGTTGCCCGTTTGTACCATATATTTTCTGACGCAACAAGTGTTTTTCGTACAGGTCACACTTTTCTGTTGACGAGCATGGTTCTCCCGTCGCGGATCAGCATCTCCAATCCTTGCATGCTGGTCTTGACCATCTGGCATCCTTTTTTCGGGCTGGTCTTGTAGACGTAGCACCAATTCAGAGCCAGTGCGTGCGGCTCCGGGAGCGCTGCCACCCCCCTAGCGATCTTGATGGCATCTGAGCGGTCCACAGGCACTACCATGTCGATAGCATCCCATTGCTGAGAAGGTTTGACCCAGCGGAACATAGGGTTCAGCCCTCCGCCTCCGCCTGAGAAGCAGAACTTTCCCCAGTTCGCTAGGCGCTTGTCGATTTCCTGATGACGTGCATCGACGTAGAAGAAATCGATGTCTTTGACTTTCATCAGCATGCTGCAATCTCCAATTGTTGATTCTTGGGGCGCCCCATGCGCTTGCGTTGCTCTTCCGTGAAGACTCGGCCCTTGTTTGCCGCCCCGATCTTCGCTTTATGATCCTCCGACATTGGCTTCCCCTTGCGACTGGCGACCAATGCGGCTATGTGAGCCTCTGACAGCTTCTTTTGCGAAAGCTTCAGCCTGGTCTCGGCGGAGGCAATGCGGCCCTTACCAGCAGCGGAGATCTTTATTCGGGTCTCCGCGCTGACTGGATGACCCATGCCAGCAATCCTCAGCTTCTCCCTATGTTCCGGGGAGATCCGAACGCCCAACCGGCCAACTCCACCATCGTCCATGTTGATAAGCCGGTGGCCGGCCTTCCGCATGGCAAGGATTAATTGCCGCTCAACTGCATAGGCATGTCTCTCGTCAAAGGTTGCGTATGCCTTGATGATGATGTTCTGTTGCCCGTACTTGGACGCAACGCGCTTGTGGTAGTCGCTACGCTGGGAAAAGTCCTTGGCCCTATTGCCAACCCCCTTACCCACATAGAAGATCACCCCATCAGGCTTGGCATGGGTGTAGACGTAGAAAATCTTTCCCCCGCTCTTCCAAAGGTAGTCGTTCACGGTGGCGTCGATCATGGCTTGGCTGTCGTTCATCATGGCTGGCCCTTCCGTAGTTCTTTGAGTTTGGTCACGTACAACGTCCTGATGGCGTCGTAATCCGCGCCCGAGTAATGACGCGGCTCTTGGTCTGCTTCGAGCGCTTCCACGTAGGCCAGCCCGTAGCGGTTCACGAGGCCGATCCTGAAATTGATCAGGTTGCCGTGGAGGTACACGTTGCATGGGGCGCACTGGCGATGCACATTCCTCGGGTCGAGCGCCAGGTGCGGGGCTGATCCGCGGCTTCGGTAGTGGCCGCCTTGATTCACCCCGGCATGGAACTTGCCGCAGGAAATACAAGGCTGGTCCTTGTCCCTTCCGTGCACTACCCAGCGATTCAGGGCTGATTGCGCCGTGGCCTTGCGCTCGCCGTTGGTCTTCAGCTTTGCCTTGCGCTCCTTGAACTGCTCGCGTTCCTGCTTGTTCTTGGCCTTGACGCTGCGGGCGGCGCAGATGGGGGAGCACACAGCCTGCATTGGGCGTGCAGGAGTGAAGCTGGAGCCACAGTGGCCGCAGGGTTTGGGCTTGAGGGTGGCGGAGAGCATCAATCCTTCCCCCTGTACCGCATCAGGATTGCCAGCACTCCGAACACGCACGCCAATGCGATAGCGAATGGCGTGCTCACGTGTGGCGCGGCGTAGACGGCGGCCAAGATACCAAAGAGATCGGAAGACTTCATGAAGCCTCCCAGCTTTCCGGCGCCCTGAACCGCACTTCGTGCTCAGCCCCGAACGCCTCCATGAGCGTCATCAGGTCGGCCATCTCGCGGACGGTCATCTTGGAGGTGGACTGGCCGAGCACCACGAATCCGCCGTCGATCCCGGGAACCGCATCCTGCTTCTTGAGGCTGGCGCTGAAGATGTGCTTCCAGTCCTCTTTCGAGAGCTTGCGGCCATGCCAAGTGACCTGCCGGCTCACGTCTTCCAGCATGGCCCACATCCGGGCATTCTGGGCAGTACTGCGCGTCTCTGGCTTCACCGTCAGCCGCAGCTTGTGCCCAGCCATCAGCAGCGCCTTTGCCTGCATCCAGGCGGACTGCATGGCGGTATGGCCTTGCTGGGCATTTACGAGCGTGAACGTGGTCATTTCTTCCCCCAAGCCCGATGCCAAGCCCACCAGCCAGCCGTCCAGCTCGCATGCGGGCAGGATTCCTTGTCCTGGCCAGCAGCCTTTGCCTTCTTCACTTCTTCGCCGACGATTGCGTCGATGTCGGGGCGCCATTCGTTGACGTTGGCGGTGCGGTACATGGCTGCTCCGGGGTGGATGGCTTCGAGCGCTCGCGCATCGCTGCTTCCAGCCTGGCTGGGAGTTCCGCCAGTTCCGGGCGCTTGGATAGCTCCTTGGCTTTGCGCCAGCATTCCGCTTTCCATGCTTCCGGGTAGTCCGACATCAGCCACATGAAGTGGGCTAGGTGTTGTTCGAGCGTCATGATTCATTTCGCTGGCCCAAGATCAACGCGGCGCACGTAGCGGCCGTTTTCGATGGTCACGCTCGCCATCTGGCATGGGCATGCTGGCTCCCCGTTTTGTAGGCCGATGCAGTTGCACGAGCGGATTTGCCCGCCAATGCCTTGGCACTGCTGCATCTTTTTCAGATGCTGCTCCAACGGCGTAGGCCCCACAGGGCGGAAAACAGCGCTCATGCCATTGCTCCCCAGACGCCATGAAGCGCCGGCTGCAGCCTCAAGGTCTGTTCGATCAGCGGATCAGGCGCCGCGCCGGCCTCCACAATGCTGTGCACGAAAGCAAGCTCAGCATCTCGTGCCAAATCCCCTTGCTCCTTGGCGGCTGCACGCCGCGCGGCACGGTCTGCCTCTAGCGCGAGCCTGGCTGCGATGCGCTGCTTCTTCTTTGCCAGATTGCGGGCGTCAGCCGTCGCCTTTCGTTCCTCGGCGGTCATTCGGGGGCGGCCGAGCGGCTTCATCTTTGCCGCGGCACGGAGAGCAATCCGTCTTTCCTTTTCCGCCTCGACCTTGGCGATCCGCTGCGCCTTTGCCAGCGCGCGGGTAACTCGCTCCAGGCCCGCATCCGTGATCTCGTAACGAACGGGCGCGAAGCGCATGAAGCGGCGGCCGCGCATCTCGCTGACGATGTCCCCTATCTGGCGGGCGGTCAGCCCCGACTCTTCTCGGAGTTGTTCGTTCGTGCGGGCCTTCCCATCAGCGATGAGGGCGAGGAGTTTCAGAGTCGCGTTCATCAGTGTTCTCCGTGTGTTTCGATGCGGCGCATCACGCTTGCCGCGGCCAGGTCTGCGAATGAGGTGAAGCCGATGGCGGTCTTGCCGGCTGCGTTGCCGCCTTGGTAGACCTGCTTGCAGCGATCCGGATCACCGACGAGCGCCGGGCGCGGCAGCTTCAGACCCTTCTTCTCGTACTCGTAGTCCGGCGAGCGATCGCCCGGCAGGCGGCGCGGGTACTCGAATTGGCCGCGGCCGGTGTATGCCTTGTGCGACTCGCAGAAGCGGTGCTGCAGGTAGCTAAGTTCCTTGGTTTCGGTTCGGCACACCTTCGGCCAGCCGCCGAGGTCTTCAATCGCGGCATGGATGGCCGGGTCGTCGAAGACGACATCGGTGTAGGCGCCGACACGGCTCATGGCCTCCAG